ATATTTCAATAGCCGAAAATTTTGCAGCAGATGATAATTTAGTGAAGTCGTCTTCACTAATTGGCAGAGAAAAGCTCACCCTCCTCGCAAAGCTCGACGAGCCTCAGAGGGAGGAGTTACAGCAGACCGTTAACGTCGAGGACGTTTCCGTGAAGGAGCTGAAAGCCAAGATAGACAAGCTGAAAGACGAACAGAAAGGCTACAAGGAACGTCAAGACAAACTGCTCACCCGCAACAAGGAACTTGTGAAGGAGCTGGAGGACAGTGAAGCTTGCCGGGACAAGCTGAGCAGCGACCTGAACGAGAGCAGGGACACGGTTATGAGCCTTGAAAAGCAGATAGAGGAGCTTGAAAACAAGCCTGTCGATGTGTATGAGAATACCGCGAAGATAAACGAGCTCACGGCGAAGATCTCCGAAATGGAAGTTGAGAACGCTGCCAAGCTCACACGCCTGAAATCGGAATATGAGGGTAAGGCTGCCGGAGGACCGGAAGTATGCAAGGCTGTATTTCAGGCTTACCTCACAAGTGCTGCTGATGCTTTGCACCGCCTCTGTGATTTTGCAGAGGAGCACAAGCATTCGGAAGAATTCAACTACTACATAGCCCGTATCAACAAGCTCATCAGCTACGCCGAGAGCGAGGCATCACGAATAGGAGGAAAATGAAATGTCAGTAAAAATAACAGCTCTCGAAGCTGAGAACATCAAGCGCATCAAAGCAGTCGAGCTTGAACCGTCTCCCACAGGTCTGACCGTCATCGGCGGGAAGAACAACCAGGGCAAGACATCAGTGCTGGACGCAATCTGCTGGGGACTGGGCGGCGAAAAGTACCGTCCTTCTAAGGCTCAGCGTGAAGGAGCGCTCCTGCCGCCTAATCTGAAGATCACGTTGTCTAACGGCATTATAGTGGAGCGCAAGGGCAAGAACAGTGCTCTCAAGGTCACTGATCCGAACGGCAACAAGTCCGGGCAGCAGCTCCTGAACAGCTTTATCGAAGCATTTGCCCTTGACCTTCCGCAGTTTCTCAATGCAAGCAGCAGGGACAAGGCTAACATTCTGCTCCAGATCATCGGTGTAGGCGATAAGCTCTTCGAGCTCGAAAGCAGTGAAAAGAAGAAATACGATGAACGAACAGCTATCGGACGCATAGCTGACCAGAAGGCTAAGTTCGCCGCTGAAATGCCGCTCTATGAAGGAGTTCCGGAAATACCGATATCAGCTTCGGAGCTTATTTCTCAGCAGCAGGCTATCCTCGCTAAGAACGGTGAGAATCAGAGGCTCAGGCAGAACAAGGAGATCTGTGACCGCGAACTTGAACAGGCTCGTCAGGCTCTCGATGAGGCTAAACGCCGCTTTGCTCAGGCTCAGGCGAACGCTCAGACTGCTGCCAAATCCGCAGAGAATCTACACGATGAATCTACGGCAGAGCTTGAAAAGAATATTGCTGACATTGAAACTATCAACGTGAAGGTCAGAGCAAATCTTGACAAGATGAAAGCCGAGGAAGAAGCTAAAGGATATTCAGATCAGTATGCAGCGCTTACTGCTGAAATTGAGAATATCCGTAAGGCTAAGCATGATCTGCTCAATGGCGCTGATCTTCCGCTGCCGGAGCTGTCGGTCGAGGACGGCGAGCTTACTTATAAGGGACAGAAATGGGACAATATGTCCGGATCTCAGCAGCTTAGAGTTTCAGCCGCTATTGTTCGCAGACTCAATCCGGAGTGCGGCTTTGTACTTCTGGACAAGCTTGAGCAAATGGATACCGATACCCTCCGTGAATTCGGACAGTGGCTCGAAGCCGAAGGCTTACAGGCTATCGCTACAAGAGTGAGCACCGGGGACGAATGCTCTATCATCATCGAGGACGGATACGTTACCGGTGCCACACCTGCTGAACAGCCTGCTCCGGGAGTACAAACACAGCCATGGCAGACCGGTAAATTTTAAACTATAGGAGGAAATGCTTATGAATTTTGAAGAAGTAAACGGCATACAGACCGGCTTCGGACTGAAAGTCGTAATGTATGGTCAGGAGGGCGTCGGCAAATCTTCTCTCGCCTCTCAGCTCCCTGACCCGGTATTCATCGACTGCGAGGGCAGCACCTCGCGTATGAATGTCCGCAGACTACCAAAGCCGACGAGCTGGCAGATGTTCACGGACGAGGTAGAGTATGTCCTTGCAAACGCCGCTGCGAAAGGCTACAAGTCACTTGTAGTCGATACCTTTGACTGGGCGGAGAGGCTTGCGCTGGAGGCACTCTGCACCGAGCACAAGGTCAGCGGTATCGAAGGCATGAACTACGGCAAGGGCTGGGAGTTCGAGAAGGAAATGATCGGGCGTTTCCTCGACCGTACCGATCGCCTTATCGCAGCCGGTATCAATGTCGTGCTGCTCTGTCATGCTATAACCCGGAAGACTACGCTCCCTGAGGAAATGGAGGAGTACGACCACTGGGAACTGAAGCTTGGTAGCAAGACCACGAACAAGATCGCGCCGCTGCTGAAAGAGTGGTCGGATATGACACTGTTCCTCGCATTCAGGACAAACATCGAGGCTATCGACGACAAGGGCAAGAAGCACAAGGCAACGTCCTGTGAGCGTGTGATGTATACGACAAAGACAGCGTGGTGGGACGCCAAGAATCGTTTCGGGCTGCCGGACAGACTGCCCCTCGCGTATGAGAGCATTGCAGGAGTATTCGCACCGTCAGCTCCGGCACAGCCGCCGGTTCAGCCGCCTGCACAGGAGCTTATCAGCAGCGCTCAGGCGGCTGGCATTCAGACGGCTCAGGTTGACCTTGCAAGCTTCGATCAGATCTATCCGCCTGAGAACACTGCACCCGAAAAGCCTGCATATCAGCGTGTGACCGGCATACCGGACGCTTTAGCTGACCTTATGCAGCAGTACAACGTCACCGCACAGCAGGTCGAGTACGTCAGCATCGACCTCAGACACTATATGGCTAAAGGAATGAAGATCCAGCAGTTCCCACAGGACTACCTTATGTACCTGACGACGATCTGGGATCAGGTAGTATCGCTCATTCAGCAGAATTGTTCTGATTATGTTCCATTCTAAAGGAGGAATAAACAATGGAAAACTACAACAGCAACCCCTACAACAGCTATCAGCAGCAGGCTCAGGACAGCGGTGTTCTGGGCTGGGACGATGAGATCAGGGAGGAGAGCAGCTTCACTCTGCTCCCGGAGGGCGATTATCGTTTCACTATCAAGAAGTTCGACAAGGGACGTTATGACGGCGGTGCAAAGATACCTGCCTGCCCGAAGGCTATCGTCACCTTTACCGTTTACGCACCGGACGGCAGCTCAGCAGAATTGCAGGAGAACTTCCTGCTCCACAAGAAAATGGAGTGGAAGCTCTCGGAGTTCTTTGCGTCAGTCGGTATGAAAAAGAAGGACGAGCCTGTGCGTATGATCTGGACACCAGAGCTCATCGGCAGATCCGGCGTGTGCAAGGTCATTGTACATACCTACAAGAAGGACGGCGAAGACAGGCAGACCAACCGTATCGACAAGCTCTATCCGAGCTATGAGCAGCCTGCACTCCCTCCGCCTGTACAGCAGCAGTACCAGCAGCAGCAGTATGCTCCGCCGCAGCAGCAGAGCTGGAATCAGGGAAAGTTCTGAGGTGATTTGAATGCAGCTCAGACCATATCAGCAGGAAGCAAGAGCTGCGGTCTGGAACGAGTGGGACAGCGGCAGAGGTAAAACTCTGCTCGTCCTGCCTACCGGCTGCGGTAAAACGATAGTATTCGCCTCGATTGCAGAGGATTCAGTGAAGCGCGGAGAGCGTGTGCTGATACTCGCTCACAGAGGTGAGCTGCTCGATCAGGCGGCTGACAAGATAATGAAAACAACAGGTTTAGGCTGCTCCGTCGAAAAGGCGGAGCAGAGCTGTATCGGTCAGTGGTTCAGGGTGACGGTCGGCAGCGTTCAGACACTTATGCGCGTGAAGCGGCTCGAACAGTTCAGCCGCGACTACTTCGACACGATCATCATTGACGAGGCACATCACACTATTTCAGAGAGTTACCAGGTAATCCTGAGATACTTCGATAACGCAAAGGTGCTCGGTGTGACTGCTACTCCGGACAGAGGCGACCAGAAGAATCTCGGCAGGGTTTTCGATTCTCTCGCCTATGAATACACTCTCCCTCAGGCTATCAAGGAAGGCTACCTCGTTCCAATCAGAGCACTCACAGTGCCTATAAAAATCGACTTTACAAAAGTGGGAACATCTGCCGGCGACTACAAACCCGGCGACATTGCGACTGCTCTTGACCCTTACCTTGAGCGCATCGCGGAGGAAATGAAAAAGCACTGCTCAGACCGCAAAACTGTTGTATTTCTGCCTCTTGTGAAAACATCACAAAAGTTCCGGGACATTCTTCTCCGTCACGGCTTCAAGGCAGCAGAGGTAAACGGCAACTCCCCCGACCGTGAGGATATACTCAGGGACTTCGCTGAGAACAGATATAACGTTCTATGCAATTCCATGCTCTTGACGGAGGGCTGGGACTGCCCGGACGTTGACTGTATCGTTGTACTTCGTTCGACAAAGGTCCGGGCACTGTACTGTCAGATGGTAGGACGCGGAACACGTCTTGCAGAGGGCAAGGATCACCTGCTGCTGCTCGATTTCCTCTGGCATACCGAACGTCACGAACTCTGCCGCCCTGCCTGCCTTATTGCTGAGACGCAAGAGGTCGCTGAGAAGATGACCGAGAACATCGCAGCGGCAGGCTGCCCGGTAGATATTGAGGCGGCTGAAAAGACAGCTTCCGAGGACGTTGTCCGTGACCGCGAGGCTGCACTCGCTGAAAAGCTCGAAAAGATGAAGAAGCGCAAGTCGGAGCTCGTGGATCCGATGCAGTATGCGCTCAGTATTCAGGATAACGCTCTAAGCGGCTATGTGCCGTCATTTGGCTGGGAGACAAACCCTGTGAGCGAGCAGCAGAAGAAAGATCTCGAAAAGCGCGGCATCGACCCGGAGGCAGTCGATACAGCCGGACGTGCCGAGAAGATACTCCGTGCCTGTGCTCAGAGGCAGCTTGCCGGACTTGCAACGCCTAAGCAGATAAGAAAGCTCGAAAGCTACGGGTTTCAGCACGTCGGCAGGTGGAGCTTCGAGGCTGCCACAAATATGATACAGCGCATCGCCTGCATTGGCTGGAAAGGAGTGCCTAAGGGAGTAGATCCGGCCACATATACACCACAGGAGGTTAAATGAACTATAAAAACGACAACTTAGACGAGCTGCTGAACTACATCGACCCCGCTGAGCTGAGCTATCAGGACTGGCTCGGTGTCGGAATGGCGCTGAAGGACTCAGGCTATGATGTCTCAGTCTGGGAGGCGTGGTCGGCAAGGGACGCTGCACGCTATCACTCAGGAGAATGCGAGAAGAAATGGAGCAGCTTCAACGGCTCAGATACTCCGGTCACTGCCGGGACTATCGTTCATCTCGCAATTCAAGGCGGCTTTGTCCCCACTCCGCAGAATATCAACAAAATTCTTGACTGGGACAGTATTATCGGCGAGGACTACACAGTCACCTCGGCTGAGGATACTCAGGAGCTGCCTATTGAGGAACCGTCTTTCTGGGATCCGGCTCAGCAGATACGCCGCTACATCGAGACGCTGTTCGATATGAACGACTATGTCGGCTATGTCACTGAGGTCTGGCAGGACGAGGACGGCAAATTCAAGCCGAAGTCCGGCAGCTATGATCGCACGGCAGGTCAGCTCCTCGAAGAACTCTCGCACTACGGCGGCGACATTGAGAGCGTTTTCGGCACTGTCAATCCGGAATGCGGCGCGTGGATAAGGTTCAATCCGCTGAACGGTCAGGGCGTAAAGAATGACAATGTGGCTGATTTCCGCTACGCCCTGGTCGAATCGGACAGTATTCCGGTCGCACAGCAGAACGGTATCATTCACGATCTCAGGCTGCCTGTGGCGGCGCTGGTTTTCACCGGTGGAAAGTCGCTTCACGCTATCGTAAGGATAGAGGCTGGCAGCTACAAGGAATACCGCGAACGTGTGGAGTTCCTCTACAAGATATGTGATAAGAACGGACTGCACGTTGACCGCAACTGCCGGAACCCCTCACGCCTGAGCCGAATGCCGGGCGTTATGAGAAACGGTCGGAAGCAGTTTCTTGTGGAGACCAACACCGGATTCAGCAGTTTCAATGAATGGAAAGAGTGGATAGAATCGGTAAACGATGATCTCCCCGACTTTGAGGATATGACGGATATGTGGGAGAATATGCCGGAGCTTGCACCGCCGCTGATCGAGAACGTACTCAGGCAGGGGCATAAGATGCTGCTTGCGGGTCCTTCAAAAGCCGGAAAGTCCTTCGCACTCATAGAGCTTGCAATTGCGATAGCAGAGGGCAGACAGTGGCTCGGCTGGCAGTGTGCCAAAGGAAAGGTGCTGTACGTCAATCTTGAGCTGGACAAGGCGTCCTGCCTGCAC